GATTCGCGTCCTTCACCGCGCCGCCATTCTCCGCGGTGTCGTAGATCCCGAAATCATAATCCGACCCCCCGGTGATCGCGTCGTTGAAGAGCTCGATTTTGAGGATACGAGCACTCGAAGGGACGCGAACGAACCGATACACGGAATCGTTGTCATCAGCAGCAGCCACTTCGACAGTACCCACTGCACAGCGCACCCCGCCCGCATCCAGGTAACTGGAATTGGGGGTCCGAGGGGAAGCATCCGCATTGGTGATCGCGGTGCTCTTGGTATTTGCAACAGCCACTTATCTCACTCCTTTTGCGGATTACTCGTTGGAAAGAATCCGGATGACTTTCTCTTCTTCGAGGCGAGTTGCGCCGAAGGAGCCATACAGATAGACCTGCCAAGGCTCACCCTGCATGTCATTCCTCTGAGAGATGGAGGTCCGAATATCATTCCAGATCCCCAGGTGCATCCCGCTCTTGACCCACATAGGGTTCGCTCTGTCACCCGAGACAGTGTCGAGTCGCTCGCTGAGGACGAAGTTGACCCCGAGAAATCTCGAGAGCATCCCATCCACGAGGACCGGGCGGTCGTTGAAGTCGGTAGAGATGACCTGCGCCTCGGCCAAGAGATTGTCCAGCTGCTTGGCGGCAAGCGCACAATACAGAGGATCATTCTCGAGGTCGACCTCAGCTTCGAGCAGAATCTTACGAGCCTCCCGAAGCTTCGCGACAGTCATCCCGACATCCGAAGAAGCACCGAAGTCGACAGCGATCTGCTGAGCGGCTGCGTGAGCCGTGGTAGCAGCAGCAGTCTCTCCGGTGGTGGCGGCAGCAAAGAACGCTCCAATGATCTCGTCGTCCATTGCGCGTTTCATCGCATTAGCCGCGTTCTCCACGTAGGAAGAACGAGGATCTTCGAGTGTCTTGAGGAGATCGAACGAGTCAAGCAACTGCGGCAGATCATAGTCCACCGGCAGCACCCATCGGCGTGCAGTGGTCGCGTCGATCCGAGGCATGTCCCCGAACCGGGTCGTCACCTTCTGAGCGGTGATGCTTCCAAACTGATTGACCGGACTCGCCTGTTTCCCCTCATAAGACGCCTCCGTGACTTTGCCACGGAAACGGCTGTCACTCTGCTGGAGCAACAGCGCAACATTTCTAGAGAAATGCTGGGTATAATGAGTGGTGATGTTGACAGACAATTCCTTGCCCTCCAAAAGTCACGTTTAGGTACGCGAGTTACGAAGGGCTTGTCTGTCTAGGCGATCAGGGCCACCTCTTCCCCAGACGGTCCCCGGGGCGCGAGAGCAGTCTTTCCCGCTGTCAGCCGGGACTACTCGAGAACAGGATTTGCCGTCACTGTTTCTTTCGCCTTGTCGGCTTCTCTTTCTTCTCTTCGTTCACGTAGGCCTCGTAAAGTTTCGCCGCTCGGACGAGTCCTGGAGGACCCTCGTGTCGAGAAGTATCTACTGCGATCTTCAGGCATTCGATCCTGACTTCCGCCGTATCCATAGTCTTACACCCCTGTTCAGAAAACTCAACCATCAACCTCGATGAGCGCGAGCTTGAAGAGGTAACGACAGTCGTCGCACTTACCCCGGGGGCCTTCGATCGTCGGGAAGAACCGCACAGTCCCCCCGCAAGGCTTCTTGACCCCTTGGCCGAGTTTGTTAGGGTCCGGGAAAGGCTTCGGACAGCTGTTCATGAAATTGAGAATCATCTCGTTGTTCATCAGCTACTCCATCGGATAGGCCATCTCAATGAGCCGTTTACGTTCCTTGAACTCCTTCGAGCCGGTGCCCCCTTCAAGGAGCCGCTTGGCCCATGCCTTGTCCTGCTGCAAATCATTCAGCCGGTTGAGAGCCGCTGCAGGGGAGAGTTGCCCACCGAACCCGGGGGCCTTGGGCCCATCCGCCCCACCGTCGACGTAGGAGTCCTCCCCGATCTTCGCTCCGATCGCAGAGAACATCTTCATCGTCTTCTCGTGCCCGATCGCCCTGTCGATCGCATCCAGATCTTCAGGAGCGAGCCCGGCAGGCACGGCGAATTCTTGGAAAGCCTGCTTCGCCCCGTATACGTTCCCGTTGTAGGAAGTCCCCCACTCCCGCTTGAGCGCCCGCTCTGAATCAGCCGCAGCGAGTTCCATCGCCTCTTGCCTGCTCGTGGCATCAGCCTGGGCGTACTCCTGAAATTTCTCGAGGAAGCCCTTCGCCTGTTTGTCGGAGAAGCCGATCTCATGGGCCGTCTTGGCAAACCAGTCGAACATCGCTTTGTCCGCCTCGCTGGCCTCCGCCCCTGCCTCGATCCCGTATCCCTCCGGTGTCTCGGGTCGACCCAGCCGATCGAAGATGGGATCGAGAGACTCCCCTTCCTTGGGCAGGGTAAGGAGGCGATCCGGTGGAGCCCCCAGGTGACTCTCCAACTGCCGGTACGCCTTGATCGCGTCCCCCGGAGCCCTCCAACCTTTGTTCTCGATGAACCCCTGAGTGTCCGTGTCGAAATCAGCAGTCCAAGAAGCAGTACCCTCAGCGGATTGCCCTTGGCCCGCGTCTGGAGCCACTCCCGTCGCTCCGGTTTCTGGTGCAGTTCCTTCATCCGGTGGCATGGCCAATGTTCCTTTCTCTCATACTGACCTCGTAGAGGTCCCATAGTTGATCGTCTGTGAGATGTAGATGTTGCTGTATCCGAAGCCACACTTCCCGCCGGCCCTCGAGGTGCGCCTGCACCTGGGGGTCCGTATGGAATGTAGACTCGTTGGCCCGGCAGAAAACCGCCAGGTCCGCCAAAACATTCCGCGCAAAGCCATCTTGACCACCCAAAGTCGAGCGGTAGGCTCGACGCCTACGGGTGAGCCAGCCTTTGATCTGGTCGACGGTCAGGGCTCATCCTCCCGAGTGTTACTCAGAACCCCATCTCCTTGAGTTTGGCGACGTAGTGTTCTACCTTCCGAGGCTCCGCCTCGCCAGGTGAGGCAACTAGTTTGCCCCCCATCCAGCTGTCGATGCCCAGCTTGTCAAGCGCAGCCTTGAAGCTCGGCGAGCAGACGAAGATGAGTCTCCCTGGGACCTTGCCGTCATAAAGAAACTGCCTGGTCCGTTCTCGCCCCGCTATGGGGACGACGTTGCCCAGGATGTCCCGTCCGTCGCTCATCCGCCTCCCTGTTGAGCCTTCGTGCCCGCGTTCATGACAGCAGCCGCGCCCGGTGCGGCCTCGATAGCCTGTTGGACGTCAGCCTGCTCCTGTCGTCGCTGCCGGATCTCGGCTCTCGCTTGATCAGAATTCAGCCACCTCTGAGGTGTGCCCCTGAGACTGGCGGTCTCTGGGATAGCTACATCGAAGTTGAAATGGTCCAAGTGGCTCACGTCCCCTGTCATCGCTGCCAGTTCGCGAGCCTCCTCCACCGACCGACCGAACCCGGCCACCTCCTCCGCCTTCTGGCTACGAGAGAGGGGCGATTCATACTCGATCGTGAAGTCCACCGCCTCCTCAATGGCTTCAGGAGGGGGAGGAAGTAGGCCCTGTCTGGCGATAATGTCCAGTTCTCTCTCGATCATCGGACCAAGATACTCAGACTGCTGCCGACCGATCGCGGGGCCAAGGAGCGTGAACTTCTCCTTCACCCGCTCCAAAGCCTCGGTGGCGGTCATCTGTGGGTTCTCGACGAGGAACTGGAAGTATGTCGCCAAAAACCCCTCATCGATGAGCCTGCGTTCATCGTCCATCAGGTCTTTCCCGATGTCGACTCTCCCCACCGGCAGTGTATGGATGAGAGGCCGACCGTCCCGATTGACCCCGCCGACGTTGAGGGCCCCGGGCCTGAGATTGAACCCGGCCAGCACTCCGTCATCGTGAGCGAGGAGCACCGGGTCAACAGTCCGTTGACCCTGTTTGAGGACCGTCTTCTTCTGCTCCATCAGAGTCTTGATGGCAGGGAGGGCTCGCATCCCGGCCCCGCGCCCATACACCTCATTCGGTGCCGGCTGATCTCGAGAGACCACATATGGAAACGTATCGAAGCCGCCCTGTTGGAGGAGACGCCTCTCCTTTAAGGCGACGTAGAAGGAGGAGAAGGGCTTACCGCGGAAATCACTGCGCTCGAAATCGACATCCTCGTTGGGGAGGACCGCATGAAGGAAGAGAGCCTCCTCATCCGGATTCACCTTGAGCTTCTCCCGCATGTCCTCCGGAAGACGATCTCCCCACTGCTCCTCAGCCTGGCGCAGAGTGAGGGCGAACCGCCGGATCAACCCATTGATCCGGCCCTGGTGGTTGGTGAGAGGGAAAGCCTCCGCCAGAAAGACGTTCTTATACCTGAGCCCCAGGCCCCCGGCGAGCTCATCGATGAACATGACTCCCGTCCCATACGCCCCCACCGACTGGAAGACCCCCTGGTTCTGGGCAACAAAGCCCGCGTCCGGAGCGTACCTCATCTTGAAGAGGATCCGGGTCACCTCCTCGAACCAAAGAACCACCTCTCTGTCCTGTGCCAAAGAAGGGTTTGCGGAAGTAACGCGGTGCCACGTCTGGTCCCCTGGAGTCAGGAGACTTTCGAGGATGGACACGTACTTGAACAGCCCGAGTTGAGGCGTAGCGTCGAAGACCTTCTGCCTCTTCTTCCGGCCTTTGTCCATGCCGGTCATGTTCTCGGCAGTCTGGAAGAGAGAGGAGTGCTCCGGTACCAATAGCTCAGCGATCTCCTCCCAGTGCGCCTCCCATGTCCCCCTCGCCCCCTCCAAGCGACCAAACAACCTGACGACGGCCTGAGCGACATCGTCCGGGCTCGTGGTCTGATCGAGTGTGAGAATGGGCATTGGACCGTGCTAACTGCCCAGGAGGACTCGCCTCGACACAGATGCCGGGTTCAGGTCGCCTCTGCCCCCGGTGAGGAGGGTGCTAGACCTCCCACGGGCCTGGCGTTCAATATCCTGTCGACGACGCCTGGCCTCAGTCACCCCCGGAGAGGTGGGAGTTGGCACCGGAGGGGGAGGTGCAGCAGGGCCCGAAGGACCAGAAGGGGCATCGCGTCGAAAAAAAGAGCTCATTCGGAAACCTCTATGGGTGTTGAGTTTTCACATCGTCTCTCTACAGAGTAGCATCTACAGGTCGAAGGGATCATAGTCCACTCCTTGAGCGATCGTGTTACGGTAGGGAGAGGCGACGTGACGAGAAGTTCTGAAATCCCTCCGAGAGACCCGCACCGCCAGGGTGAGGGCGAGAGCATCGCCGCGATCAGGGGAAGAGAGGCCTCGCTTCTTCATGGAGTCCTTCGGCTCGAGGCGGATCTTGTCCCCGTTGCTGCCGACGAAGATGTACTCCGGCCCGGCGAGGTCATCGTGGAGTTCCTGGTCGGTCTTCACGTCAGGGATCACTCCCCCCATCAGCCAGTCCCTAGTGCGGGCCCAGATCTCTGTCCGGACATCCGCCCACTGGGGATCCTCCGCCTTCGCCCCGAACCAGATCTCGTTGATCTTGTACCCCATCTCCCTGAGACGATCGATCACCCCCGTCCCATTGCCGGCGTCGATATTCACCGCATCCGGGTTGATCTTGCCGATGAGTCGGGCGATCTCGTTGGCCACCTCCATGTTGTCGGCTCGCTTCAGGACCAATGGAGGGATAGAACGGGCGTCTCTGCCTTGACGGATCCACACAACAGTCGAGTCATCCCCGAAGCGGGCAGGGTCGACACCCATAATGATGGGGGATCCTGCATCGATAGGTGGGTCTTCTCGCATCGCTGCAAGCTCGATGACTTCTCTGGAGATGAACTGCTTGTCCCCGCGGCGCGGAAACTGCCCCAAGACTTCGACCCGCGCAGTGTCGCTATCCTCCCCGTGCTTCTCGATGATCTGTTGGAGAAACCGGGTATCTGTTCCCTCAACTGTTCGAGAGTCGAGATTTCTGCGAAGCCAGTATTCCCGATGGCGATGAAAGCATTCGAAGAACTCACCTGTATTACGTCTCGGGTTGGAGAAGGCAAGGTGGTACCGATCAGCAATCGGCTCTGTGAAAAACCCCTCAGTGACCGTCCATATCGGGCTGGGGATTCCGGAAGCCTCGTCAAAAATGACCATGATCCCGTTGAAGTTGTGGACCCCGGCGAAAGCCTCGGGATTCTCCTCATTCCAGAGCTGAGCCTGTGCATAGTAATACCCCGTATCGATCTTCAGTTGATGCTTCAGTGAATGCTCGAACCACGGCGCTGGCTTGAGAGCGAGAGCAGACCTCTCGAACCAGTGACTGTTGACGGAGAGAGTGTGCCACTTCCCTAGTTCCGCCCACGTCCTCGTCTTCAACTGCGTCTCGTTGTTGGCAGTGACGATGACCGTGCTGCCGATCCGGGTCGACAACATCCAGAGGATCAGCCAAGAGGTGAGCGTCGATTTCCCGATCCCTCTGCCACTCGCAGTAGCAGACTGGTAGGTCTCCGGTGAACTCCCTGCCCCGACAAGAGCCTGGTTCTCGAGTATCTTCGCCGAAATCCGATCGAGCTCCTCCTTCTGCCACCCCCGCGGGCCCTTGAACTTCGCGAGCGGCGTCCCCGGCTTTTCCCAGGGGAAGGCGGTCAGCACGAATCGGTAAAGGTCGTCCTTCACCCGCGGGTCCCACAGGAGTTTGAACAGTTCGTTCTCGTACTCCGCTTTGTGGGGAGGCTTCTTCTTGTTAACCCGTGTCACTTGGGTCTGTACCGTGTCTCATAGAGGATGAACATCAGATCGCTGGGGCCGTTGGTGAGGCCGAAGGTCGGCGGGACTTTGACCATCCGAAAGGTACGACGCTCCGACCAGTGGACCAGAGAATAGCTAGGGCCGATGAGGGAGACGATGAGGGTAGAGAGCCCGTCGAGGGCTTTGGGAGTGGCTCGCTCAATGTCCTCTTCGTCGACTTCGACATACATCACGGAGTCCAATCAATCAGATCAATGGTCTCTGGAGCGGGTTCCCTCCTGTTGGCTGCCAAGACAAGGTCCGTCGTTCCCGCCCAGAGCACCATCCAGAAATACTCTCCCGCGGACATAGGCCGGACACGACGAAGAAACCGGTTTTTGACATCGTAGTCCCCCGAAGGGAAGCGCACCAGGGTAACGTGCTCATGGCCGGAGAAATCGAACCCCAGCACCACTCCGCGCTCCCCCGGTCGGATCTCGTCTTCGTGGTACCGATGCCCCTCGATCCCCAGGTTCGACAACTCGACCCAGTCCCAGCGACTGAACTTGCGCATATCTCACCCGTCCCCTGTACGCCCAAAAAGACTCCCCGTCCTGTATCTCGGCGTGGTGAGTCGGGCAGCCGCAGTCGAGGCCGTAAAGCTCATGGATCCTGCACCACTCCTCCACTCGCCCTCCTCACGCCAGCCAGACGAAAAAAGAACCCCCCGCGGGATTGGATGCTGTGAAGAAGACCACTTCGAAGAACCAACCGAACCTACCCCGTTCCCGCGGAGAGTGTTTCCAGAGGAATCCCTTACGTCGAAAGCCACGTAAGTGATAGTTAACCTCAACTTTACCCCCAGTATCCGGAAATCTCAACTCAAGACCGCCATAAGACCGAAAACAACCGAGAAGATCACGATAGCCCTGTGGGTCAATGGCTCAACCCTCCCTCCTCGAGAACCCGCTCCAGCGACCCCGGGGCCCGCGCTACGAAGCGTTCCGCGCTGAACCTTTTGTGGGCCTTCCGCTCCATCTCGCTCGAAGGGACGTAAAGGACCATCGGGATCTCGAGGACAGTGAAAGCGAGGATGTCCACCTCCGATGCATAGTCCCGGGGGGTGCCAGCAGCCATAGTGAACGAGTAACGCAGGCTCCGTCTCTCCCGGTGCTGGTTGTATATCTCCGCACCCCAGGTGGCTTTCACCTGGACACGGAGAGTAACGCCACTCGGGAGGGGCACCAAAACGTCTGCAGCGGACCCGGGGAAGGAGTTGATGACAGCATCGAATCCGCGCCTCACCAGATCAAAGGCTACATAGAGCTCAGCAGCCCGACCCACATGCACCCTCTGGATCGGCGAATTCGACCGGAGCGTCAGATCGATGCGCCTACCTCCTGTTGAGATCCTCTCTACACATCGCTTTGGAGAATTTTCAAAAAATTTGTCCGCCAGGGGCCCCGCCTATCGACGGGCTCTTTCATTTTTTGGGGGGTGGGGTGGGGTATACCCGGTATATCAGCCGAAAAGGTCGACTGGATCGGGCTCTCCGGGGATCTCCCCCTCTCCATCCTCCCTTGACTCTCGAGGCCCGGCTGATTGGCTATCAGTCGATCCCGGCGGCCGATCCTCTATCAACACCGCGTCTCGCATCGGCAGCTCATCTACTGGGTAGCTAATGGGAAGCTGGGCCCTTGCCGCGGCCTCCATCAAGGCCGCACGGAGATCCACAACCTGGGTCACGTTGACATCAATCCGATCACCGTATGTGTCGGGGAGCTTGCGGGCCAATACCCATTTAGCGTTATCGCTTTTGAGCCGGGCACGCATTACATCTAAGTCAGGATCATCGGCGATATGCACAAGCTCATCCGCCAGCTCCTCGAGGCTGATCTTTTGCGCAGTCACGAACCGTCTGCCATAATCAGGGTCCTCCTGGACCGCCTCCCAGAAGGTCCTAGCATCAACGCCGATGGCTCCCCGGAGTCTCCGGAGCGACTGGCCTTCTGCCGCCAGCTCAAGGGCCTTCTCCTTTTGCTCTTGGGTCATCCCCATACCCTGATTCTATCGCGCTCTCCGGGTCGGCACTAACTTTTTTTCACTCTTTTGCCGATGGGTATTGACATCCTGTAGAGATATCCTCTACAATCATATTGTGACACCGACCACCAACCCAAAGGAGACCACGATGAACAAGATCCGACTCCATACAAGTGTTGGGCTCTGGACCATCCTCCTCGAAGAAGGGGAAGGTCTCCGAGCGGCCATCGCCCGGACCCACGGTATCCGTAAGGATATCGTGGAACTCAATGGGAAAGCCCGGACCGGAACCATAAACTTTCACAGCTGGAATATCACGTTTTCTTGGTAACCACCCAAGCCCCTCACTCCGAGGGCTCTACCTGGGCTGATCGCCCAGAAAGGAAAACCAAAATGAAGGTCACGATCTGGGTTCGGATAGTCCGATGGACTCACGGAATGATCGAAGATCGATGGATAGACGGGATGGAAGGGCACACGGTCGAACACGCCTTATCTCGCGCCAAAGAAAATTGGCCCGGCTGCTCCATCTCCATCCGCTGGACTCAGAAAGGCTCAAGGCCTCTACCCTAACCCCCGCAACTCAAAAAGGAATAGAAATGCTATCAGTAATCCCGAGAGCCGATTCCGACTACAGAAGCCAGAAAGAAGTACTGGAAGCCTGGAATGCGAACCGAGACTTCACCGTCTCAGACTTTTTCTCGCGCTGGGACGGGAAAGCGGTGAACAAGAGCGACCACGAAGGGAACGGAGGGGGTCCCGTAAAGGTGAGGTACGGGAACCTCCGCAAAGTGATGATAATCAAGTAGGACCACCCAAGCGCCCCCGCTCCGGGGGCGCAACTACCACCACAAGGAGGGACACAATGACTGAGAAGGCCACCAAGACCGCCAAGAACACCGAGACCACCTTCAGCCTCCCGACTATCACCGTCATAAACACACGGACCGGGGAAGAGTTCACGGGCCAATGGTCCGGAGATTGCCCGGTGCCGGGGATCAACCAGAGAGTTTGGGTCGGCCTGAATGGCTTTGGCACGGGCCGGGTGATCGGATATTTCACCGAGGAGGGGTTCCTCGGGGTGAAGGTCCGGCTGGACAAGTCCCCAGAATGGAGGACCCGCCAGCTGGCCAAACACCACAGGTCACCGAATACGCCGGCGCGAGTGTTCGG